GTTCCTGATATTTCGTCACCAGATGCAATCACATCCCTAACCATATTTATGGTACTTTTTGAAACACTTAATTCAAGATACAAATCTCTCAACCCAACTACATCATTAGACTCTGGAAATGCCTGAACTTCAATAATATCATTTTCCTTAACTGTAGATAATATATTAATTGTTGTTAGTTTTACCTCACCATGAATATAATCCACAACTCCTGCTGATTTACTCACAACTCTTATTTGACCGTCAGCAATTGGTTTTACAATCGATAACACACCTGTCTGACCATCTGCATTTGGAATATCAGTGATGTACACGGGAGATGACTCACCTGCAACAAAAAATCCTGTTGATTTTATGTTAAAACCATTTGGATCAACATGAAATCTATTTCCATAACATAGTTCATATTGAGCAAATTGATTTACTGTTGCTTTCAAATCTCTTCTAATGATGACTTTGGTAATATTACTAGTAATTGCTGTATCAGTTTTATCAATTACTTGTAACATTTTACTATATTTGAACCTACCTCCAAATTTATTGAAGTTTATAGATTGTGAATACTTAGTTAATGAATTTATGATTTTACTTTTAAGAGTATCCTCAGTTGAAACCTGTGAGTAGTTATAGTATGATGCTATATCAAGTTCAACATACAATATTTTTAAATCAATTAGTTTTTGATTTATACCTGCCACACTGTATTTTTTCAACTGAGATAATATTCTTGACTTTGTAAAGTCTGAAATATATGTTGCAAATTTCGGTTTAATACTTATTTGAACTGTACCAAATTCAGGAGGATTAAGTTCTTCACCTCCAACAACTGAAACAGAATCTGTTTCAGGATATATTCTTTTAATTATAGCTTCATAGTCTCTTGGTGTAACTGCTCTGTTTTGTGAAGAGTATATTTTAGGTGAATAATACTTAATTGAATCAATAGGTTCGATATTAGATCCACCCTCTGACTTTGTTATGGTTGTAACAACTGGTGTAGATGTAATATCAATAGAACTTCCTGTTGAAGTATTAATTAAGTTTCCAGAGAATGAAAATCCTTCTGCACCATTACCATCCACACCATCTGATACTATGTAATCAACAGTTATAATCTTTCCATCATCTTCGGTTCCATCACCTAGTTTTTTACCCAATAAACCATCTCCAAACCTAATTTCATATTTTTCATCTTGAACTTCCTGTAAGAAATATATTCTAGATGTTGAATCAATATCAGTTATATCATCTGAAATATAATATTCATATCCACGTCCAGTTTCTCCTTCTTTCTTAACATATACATGAATTGTTGATGTATCGATAAACGAATTATCTAATATAAACTTTTGATCTAGTGAATTATCAAATTTAAACTGTTTAGTTAAATATGTTCCTTGATTAATTGTAAGGTTATCAAAATTTACTACAAAATCATTTCCTTCTTTTACAACTTGTTTAGAAATATTCTCAGATATTGAAAAAATATAAGAGGAATCATTTACATTTCCTACACATACAACTCCCCTTTGAAGTTCGACTGAATTTGATGATGGTTCATTTGTTCCTAGGTTTAATTTAAAACTAACCTGTGCCTTTGCAGCAGTCCTTGAACGAGGAATATACCCAATGTTACGTGCGAGTGAAACAACATTCTCACGGAGCGTTGCAGAGTCCAGAAAGGACTCATTTACGATCATGTTTGAGTTAAATGCAGTTATGTATGTATTATACGCTAGTGTATCAAGTAATACAGAAAAGTTCGATCCTTCAAAGTCAAATCCAGAAAAATCGCTGTTTGATCTAAGATAATCTTTAATTGATGCTTTGATTTGATCAAAATCTAAATTTGTAAACTTTGTTGTTGGCATTTTTTATCTTGTTGCTTCGAGAATGAATGAAAATTCCTGTCTAGGAAATTCTTGACCAATAATATCAAAAATTACTGTAATTTCAAAATCATTATCATCAGGACGAGGTTCGACTTCAACTTTTACATTATTAATTCTTCTTTCAAAGTTATATAAGGCAGTTTTTATTTGTTCTTGTATTATGGATGCAGTACCAAAGTCTACAAAATCAAATAAACTACGATATACATCAGAACCAAACGTAGAATTAAAAAATTTCTCTGTAGGTATCGTTTCAACGATATTTCTCACTGATCTTATGATTGCTCTCTCATTTTTAAGAACAGGAAGATCTTTTGTCACAGGATGAGGCTCAAA